ACGCTGAAATGCCACGTCTGCGCAAAGCATCTGTGAAAAAAACTGCATAGTATGGAAAAGACTGAATTAACCAAACGTGAGTTGATTCAGCAGGAAGCACTAGACGCCTCAAAATTTATTCATAGAGTGGGTCTGGGCATCTCCATGGGGGTTGGTAAAACCCTCATTGGTCTTAGGCACATGGCAAATGAGTATGCTTCCGGTAAACGCAAGTTCCTGGTAGTAGCACCCAAAAAAGCCATCTTCCAAAGCTGGAAGGATGATGCTGCCAAGTTTGAAATGGACTACCTGCTGGAATGTATCACATTCACTACCTACCTGTCAATGAGCAAACAGTCTACAGACTATGACGTCCTTTACCTGGACGAGTGTCATAGCCTGCTGTACTCTCATGACTTTTATTTGTCCATGTTCCCAGGAAAGATCCTGGGTCTGACTGGTACACCACCTCGTTTCCGCAATTCTGAGAAAGGAGAGATGGTGTACAAGTACTGCCCTATTGGGTACACTTATATCACTGACGATGCAGTGGAGGACCAGATCCTCAATGACTACAAGATCGTGGTGCACTACCTGCCCCTGTCTGAAGCAAAGACCCACAAGGTTGCCAAGAAAGCAGGCGGGTTCTTTTACACTTCTGAGAAAGAGAACTACAAGTACTGGAGTGAAAAGATCGTGAGCACATTCTCACCGGTCCAGCAAAAGATCTTCCGCATCATGCGCATGCAGGCGCTCATGCAATTCTCCAGCAAGGAGAAGTATGCCAAGCAACTGCTGGGTATGATTGATGAGAAGTGCATTGTCTTTTGTAATAACACAGAACAGGCTGACCGCGTGTGTGAGCACAGCTACCACAGTAAAAACCCGCAGAGTGAAGTTAACCTTGCAGCATTTAAAGCTGGAGCAATTGATGAACTCTCCTGCGTGATGCAGCTCAATGAGGGTGTGAACATTCCCAACCTCAAGTACGGCATCATCCTGCACGCGTACAGTAATGAACGCAAGAGTTCTCAGCGCCTGGGAAGGTTACTTCGCTTAAGCCCAGATCAGAAGGCCATCGTGCATATTCTTGTCTATGAGAATACTGTGGATGTAGAATGGGTACAGGACGCACTGCGTGATCTGGATCCTGCGAAGATTGTTTATACCTCAGCAATGTTTTAAGATGCACAATACAACCATCAACTTCGTAAAGAAAGACGGGCAGCTAATCCCTGCGTCAGATGGTGATGCAGCAAAGTTTAAACTTTACAGCAAGTCCGTTAAAGAAGGAGACGTGATAGAAGCCTACATGTCTTTGACTGCCCCTAATGACAAAACCCTTGGTCAGTTGGCCAAGGTGCATGCGCTGGTGAGAGAGCTGGCAAATTTCACTGGTCACACCTTTGATGAAATGAAAGATGAGATCAAAAGAAGAGCAGGCCTTTACATTGTAATAGGTACTAACGAAAGTGATATACTCTTCAAAAGTTTTGCAGAATGCAGTAAGGATGAAATCTCACGCGCTATTGAAACGTGCATAGAGATTGGTCACGATATGGGTTGCAACCTGTATTAGTTCTCATTCAAGAGTTCACGGGCTTCCTCAAGGCCAACCATCTTGGTGAAGCCCTGGTCTTTTGCTCTTTGCTCAAACTCTCTGCAAAGAATCAATAGCGTTTCGTAGTGAGTAACCCATGGTTCTGTGATAGCCTGGCGGGAGATCTGATCATGAGCACTGGTAAGTTGCTCTGTAGTTTTTCCCTCCAAAAGAAATCCTAACATGTGCTGGATCTTGTGATAATATCCTGTGCTCATCTGGATACCTACTACTGCCTCAGGAACAATAAGTTCCACTTGGTCAGTTGTTTCAGTGTTGTCGCTCATAATGTTTGATGTTACTTCTACAAATTTACAATTAATTCCAAAGTTCTACAAAGCATGCAAGAAAAAGTTGCACCAGTAATTGACATTGATGTTGCCATCAACAAACTGCAGGAGATGCTACGCGCATCTGGATGGCAGGATTTGTTGAAGGCTTACATGGTATCAGAAGAGTTTTCTTCTACAATTGTGTCACTAGCTGACATGGTACAAAATGACAAACGTTTCACTCCACCACTCAAGCAGGTTTTTGGTGCATTCTAAAACTGTCCTGTCAGTGATTTAAAAGTGGTAGTGATAGGGCAGGACCCTTATCCGCAGATTGGTGTGGCAGATGGTATGGCATTCAGCTGTGGTAACACACGCAAGAAGGAAGCTTCCTTGCGTTATATCCACAAAGCAATTGTCCAAACTGTCTATGAAGGAAAGAAAAATCCCAATGACCTGGATCCTGATCTAAAGAGTTGGGCTGAGCAAGGTGTACTCCTGTTAAACACGTCTCTGACAACAGAGATTGGTAAGATAGGCAGACACTTTGATCTATGGAAAAACTTCACTGCCTACCTGCTAGACATACTCAATAGCCGTGAACCACTGGTCTGGGTTTTCCTGGGCAAGAAGGCACAAGAGTATGCTGACCTCATTGACGACAAGCACACCAAGTTGTTTGCCTCACATCCGGCATCAGCCGCTTACGCACGTGAACAGAACTGGGATTGCAATGATGTATTCAACCAAGTGAATCATTACCTGCTCTCACAGGGTAAGTCACCTGTTACCTGGTAGAGTTGACCTCTACAAAAAGTCCAATAAAAGTTGTGCAAGTTCTACAAAATGCATAACTTTACAGTCCTCATTTACACTTCCTATGACTGAACCCCCTCAATTCGCAGGCCCGCGCTGGTCTGCAAAAAACGCAGATGATATGGCAAGTCCAGTACCAAGTGGTACTGCTGGGAAAAAACCCTGGAAGCGTTACGGAGACATCATGCAGGAGTCCATCCTGTATCTCCAACGCAGAGCAACAGGAGAAGTTAAATCTCTGAGAACACAATGGCCAAGTTTTAACTCTATAGGTTTAAACGGCATAGAGTGGCAGTCACTGTATGTGATTGCAGCAAGACCTGGCGTGGGTAAAACTTTGATATCCGCTTCCCTGACCAGAGAATTACAAACCATCAACCGTGACCAGGACTTTGCTGTCCTTCACTTTCAGTTTGAAATGCTGGGACGCAACATGGCTATCCGTGAGTTCTCTGCTGCTGCCAACCTGAACATCAGGTACATGCAGTCAGCGCAGGATGATGGTCTTCCTCCCTTGCAGGCAGAGCACCTTGAGAAACTCAAGCAGTATGCAGACCGCCAGCACACGCGCCAGGAGTTTATTGTTGACAAGTCCATGAACGTTGCACAGATGAGAGATGTCATCATCAACTTTCAAAGAGAACTTGGTAAACCCGTGGTCATCACCCTGGACCACACCCTACTGGTCCAACAGAATGCCTCTGAGACCAACAGGCAGCAAACGCTGCAAAACCTGGCAACCATGATGACAGAAATGAAAAACAAGCTGCCGGTAACTTTCATTGTACTCACACAGCTCAATCGTGACATTGATGATGCAGAACGTCAGCGCCCAGGTCAGTTGAGTAATTATCCTACAGAAGCAGATGTATTTGGTAGTGACTACCTGTTACAGTGTGCAGACGTGATGATTGCTTACAACCGCCCGGCCAAGTACAACCTTGCACTCTATGGTCCACAGCGCTATGAGATCAATGACAAGTACCTGCTTGCCATGCATGTCATCAAGAACCGCTTTGGTGAACCTTCCATCCAATGGTATCGCGCTCAGTATGAGACGATGTCTGTAGTGGAAGCTGCAACGCCAAAGATGATTCCAAAAAAGTAAAATTATAACGCTTACAATTATGAGTACAGCAACCGCGGAAAAGCCAAAGAAGCACATCTCTGAGATCACCTCAGAGTACAAGCCCTTCTGGCTTCCACTTTTCGACAACATGGGTCTGAGCAACCCAACCTTTGGAGCCAAGCTAGGCTACATTGGTAAAGAGTTCATGGAAGGTGGAAAGAGAGTACCCGCAGTACGTTTCTTTCCCAACGAGTTATCCAGTGGTAATGACTACTACCTGGAATTGTATGACTGGGACCAGAACTATTATCATGCAGAAACGCGCGTGTTATACCGCCTGAAGCATGATGCTGCCTGGAAAAGCCAGCCTGACAAATATGTGGAAGTTCCTTCAGACAAGCTTCCCGTTCCCACGTATGCTGTAAAGATCAGCGACCTGGAGGTGGTAAACATGACGCCAGCTTCAGCAAAGTTCCCAGAGATGACTGGTAAAAGCAGCATTGCTGCGGAACCTGCTTTAGGATTGCCTTCCCTTTTTGACGAAGAGGAAGAAGACATGTACACAGAAAAAGAGGACGATCACTACACCAAGATGACAGTGCGTGACCTGTACTGCATCATGCAGAACGTTCCTCTCAGCAACAAAAAATGGTTGAATGATTTAATTAACAAAGGAAAACAATGGCAGAAGTAAAAGATGCAGGAACAGGGATTGTCCTTCCTACCAAAGTAGTGAAGGCAGTCACAAAATCTCCCAAGAACATGATCATTTTCTCCAAGCCTAAGGTGGGTAAAACAACCCTTCTTGCGCAGTTGGATAACTGTTTGATCATTGACCTGGAGAGTGGCACGGATTACGTGGACGCACTGAAGATCAAGGCGTCTAACGTAGGAGAGTTGGCAAACATTGCCAGAGCGATCACCAATGCGGGGAGACCGTACAAGTACATTGCAGTAGATACTATTACTGCACTGGAAGAGATGTGTATCCCTTACGCTGAGCAGCTCTACGCAAACAGCCCTATGGGTGGTAACTGGTACAAAGCCGGTGGTGGTAAAGAAAAACACGGAAGTATCCTGAACCTACCTAACGGTGCAGGCTACGCGTGGCTTCGTCAGGCTTTTGAGAACATGGTTGCCATGCTCAAACCTTTGGCTCCACATGTGATCCTTGTTGGTCACGTCAAAGATACCCTTCTGGAGAAGAATGGTTCAGAGTTCAACTCACTTGACCTGGATCTTACCGGTAAACTCAAGCGCATGACCGCTTCTGGTTCTGACGCTATTGGCTACCTGTACCGCAAGGGTAACAAGAACATCTTGAGCTTCAGAACTTCTGACGAGATTTCTTGTGGTGCACGTCCTGAACACCTACGCAACCAGGAGATTGTGGTCTCTGAAGTTGCAGAAGATGGATCTGTCATCTGTCACTGGGATAAAGTCTTCATTGACTAAGAGTAAGTAACAATTTTCAAAAACAAAGTAAATCATAAAGTATGTTTAATTCAAAAACCTTCAACCCTAACGCTGGTTCTTCTGTACCAAAGATCATGAACCCTGGAACCCACTATGCACGCATCGTTGACATGCGCCTTGACGCTCCACCATACAAAGCTGACAGCTACTTTGTAGTGCTCACTTTGGAAGGTGTTGACCGCGGTGATGACTTTACAGGTCTACCTATTGACAAGAACAATCCAAGCCTTGGTAACTACCGTGGCCAGATTGCTAACGTGCGTTCAGGACGTTACACGTTTTCTGACTACACCTATGATGGCCGTCAGATCACACGTGACGAGCAGATCTTCCGCTGGGTGAACAACCTTGCCAAGCAAATGGGTGTGCTTGAGAAAATGAATGCTGACAACGTGGAGGCAGAGACCATTGAAGACTACGTGGCTATTGTACGCCGTTACCTGGTGAACCCAGAGTTGTGGGGTTACTTCACCATTGGTGGCCAGGAGTACTACACTGAAGGCTACGACCGTCCAAACTACCGTCTCATGTTCCCTAAGCAGGATGGTAAGCTCTTTCCATTCTCTGCACTGGAAGATGAAGACCGCAAGCCTTTGAACCTTATCCCTTACGATGCTGCTAAGCATATCCTTGCTGCCAAGCAGGATGAGCCAGCAGAGGCAGTAGCTGGATTTGGAGGCCAGGGAGCAGTGCCGGGTTTTGGTTCTATGCCAACTACACCACAGCCAAGTTCAGTACCAAACCCAATGGACATCCTTGGAGGAAGTAACGCGGGTGGTGCTGCACCGTCTCTTTTAGACCTACCATAAACTACACGGTAAAGAGAAGGGGGTGGTCTTGCATCATCCCCTTTTTTTTGTCTTCAATGGATGAGATATGTTTTCAAGCAAAAATTTTATAGACAACGTACATGACATTCCCTCTGCCTGGATATTTGAAAACTATCTTGGTCTGTCTCAGCCATTGACTGGTCAAAGCGTAAGAATACACTCGCTATTCAACCCGCATGACAAGACCCCTTCCATGTATCTGTATTACAACTCAGACACTGAGGCCTACCGCTACAAGTGTTTCAGCACTGGTAAAGGAGGTACTGCAGTGGATCTGATGATGCATATGTGGAATGTGAGTTTTGCTGAAGCCAGCTCCAGGATCATGGACGACTTTACAGCTTACCGCAAAAGTGGTAAGATGTGTGAGACCAAAATTACAGAGCACGCCAAGTGGCAGGTAGCTGACTACCAGACACGCGGGTGGACAAAGCCAGACGCAGAGTTCTGGTCCGCCTACAACATTGGCAGTGATTTGTTAGAGCAGTACAATGTCCGGCCCCTGGACAGGTACGTAATGCAAAAGAATGAAGGGGCAACCTCAGAAGAGTTCATTGTGGCAGGACGTCACATCTATGGCTACTTCAACAACGAGGGTCAGCTCTATAAGATCTACCAGCCCAAGAACAAGAAGCAGAAGTTCATCAAGATCTGTGACTATGTGCAGGGTGAGGATCAGCTGGAGTACAAACAACCCACATTGATCATTGCATCTTCCCTGAAAGACTGTCTCACAATCCAGTCTATGGGTCTTAGAGTAGAAGTGATTGCTCCTGACAGCGAGAACACCATTCTTTCAGAGGACTTCATTGATGAAATGAAGCAGATGTACGAATACATTGTCACCATGTTTGACTCTGACCAGGCGGGTGTCAAGGCAATGAAAGAGTACCATAACAAGTACCGCTTGCCTTTCATATACCTGCCACTGGAGAAAGATATCAGTGACATTGCCAGGCATCATGGCATTCAAAGAGCTATCCAGGAACTGGTTCCT